TCAACTGCTCCTAAGAAAGAAATTATTTCTGAAAGTAACGAAGTAGCTGACAGATTTAAAAAGTTAGCTAACATTAAATAATTTAATTTTTTATAAGGAGAGAAAAAATGGCAAATCAATCTAAATTTGAAGCGATGCTAGAAAAGTTAATCGCAGAAGACAAAGCGGGAGCTGAAGAGCTATTTCACGAAATAGTTGTTGAGAAATCTCGTTCAATATATGAAGGTCTAATCGAAGACGATGTTAAAGACGTAGAAGTTGACGAAGCTTCTAAATCTGAAGACGAAAAAGTTGACGAAAAAGAAGCAAAAGCTGACGACGAAGCAGTAGACGAAGCATCAAAAGAAGATGCAGACGACAAAGTTGAAGAAAAAGCTGATGCAAAAGACGAAGACAAAGTTGAAGAAAAAGCAGAAGAAAAAGATGAAGACAAAGTAGAAGAAGCTTCAGATGATTCAGACGCTAAAGACGAAAAAGCAAACGAAGACTTCGAAGAAGTTATTACACCAGAAGGCGATGATGACATGGGTGGCGATGCCGCTGATGATATGATTGCTGACATCGAAGATGACGGTGAAGATAAAGAAGACGACGCTGACGACAAAGACATGGAAGACAGAGTTGTTGACTTAGAAGATGCTCTTGATGATCTTAAAGCTGAATTCGACGCTATGATGTCAGATAAAAAAGATGACGACATGGGTGACGAAGACAAAGGCGATGACATGGATGACATGGAAGCCGGAGATGATGAAGAGAAGGAAGACGAAGCAATTGATGTAATTGCTCCGGAAGCCGAGCTTGAGCAACCAGCATTTGAAAATGCAGACAAACCTGTTCAGTCTAGTGCAGAGTTAATGAGAGAGTATGTAACAAAAGTTGCAGAACCTTCAAAAAATGATGCGGCAGACAACAAGAAGTCTCCAGTAGCTGGTAAAAACGATATGGGCGGAGACGCTGGCAACATAGTCAAAGGTGGCGAAGAAGCTGGTGGAAAAGCTGATGCACCAAAAGAGGACAGCATGGGTAACGTGAATGTTCCAGGTGGAAAAGCAAGTAAGTCAATGTCGAAAGACTCAAAAGGCCATGGTGCTGAGAAAAAAGGATCAGGCGAAGGCGCAGATAACAAGAAATCGACTATCGGTTCTTAATTTTGCGTAACTGTTAAGGAGATAAAGTGAATATAAACTTAACTGAAAGACTATCGTTCGACCAAGCGAAGATGGTCATCGAGACTACTGAAAACGATAAAGGGGGCAAAGACCTTTTTCTAAAAGGAATTTGTATCCAAGGTGGTGTGCGTAACGCAAACCAACGTGTTTACCCTGTTACCGAGATTGGTAGAGCTGTCGAAACTCTCAATGACCAGATTAGCGGTGGATATAGTGTTCTAGGTGAAGTTGATCACCCAGAAGGACTTAACATTAACTTAGACCGTGTAAGCCATATGATCACAGAAATGTGGATGGATGGTCCAAACGGTTATGGTAAGTTAAAAGTATTACCTACGCCGATGGGCAACCTAGTTAAAACAATGCTGGAAAGCGGAGTTAAACTAGGTGTCTCATCACGTGGTAGTGGAAACGTCACAGAAGACGGTTCCGGACAAGTTAGTGATTACGAGATTATTACAGTCGACGTAGTTGCTCAACCCAGTGCTCCAGGTGCCTACCCAACACCAATTTACGAGCATTTATTAAATGCCCGTGGGGGGTATCAGGCACTTAGATTAGCACGTGAAGTTCAAGGCGACGCGAAGGCACAAAACTATTTGAAGGAATCTTTAATTAATATAATTAAAGGCCTCCAGTAATAAGGAGAAAACATTATGTTGGAAGCACTGAAATCACTCTTTGAAAACAACGCAATTTCTGAAGAGATCAGAGCCGACATCCAAAAAGCATGGGACACACAGATTGCTGAAAACAAACTGAATGTCACAGCTGAACTTCGCGAAGAGTTCGCACAAAAGTACGAACACGATAAAGCTACTATGGTTGAGGCAATCGACAAAATGGTAACTGAAAAGTTGAGCGAAGAAATTTCCGAATTTGCTGAAGATAGAAAACAATTAGCAGAAGCAAGAGCCAAGTATGCTGTTGCTATGCGTGAAAACGCAGATCTGTTAAAAGGTTTTGTTTTTGAACAGTTAAAGAAGGAAGTGGGTGAACTACATGAAGACCAAAAAACTATGTCAGATAAGTTTGGCAAGTTAGAGGAATTTGTGGTAGAGGCTCTAGCTAAAGAAATAGCAGAGTTCCACGAAGATAAAAAAGACCTAGCTGAAACTAAAGTTAAACTTGTTAGAGAAGCTAAGGAACATCTTGCAAAAGTACGTAAGACTTTTGTTGAGAAAAGTGCAAAAATTGTATCCGAAGGAGTTAGTAAGAATCTTAACAAAGAAATTACACAACTCAAAGAAGATATTGATTCAGCACGTAGAAATGATTTTGGTCGCAAAATTTTCGAAACTTTCGCAGGCGAGTATGCTAATAGCTACTTAAACGAAAAGTCAGAAACAGCTAAACTTATGAAAGTTGTAGATGTTAAAGACAAAGCAGTTGCAGAAGCTAAAGCAGAAGTCGAAGAAGTTAAGAAAATCGTCGAGAGTAAAGACGCAGAAATCAAACAGATTAATGATGCGGCTAAGAGAGAAAAAGTAATGCACGAACTTACTGGACCTTTGAGCAAGGACCAGCGTGAGATTATGGTAGACTTACTGGAAAACGTACAGACAGATGGATTACAAAAAGCATTTGATAAGTATATACCGGCAGTTATTGACGGGAAAACTCCAGCCAAGAAGAAGGCTACACTTACAGAGTCAGAGGCAAAAGCAATTACAGGCAATAAAGAATCACAAGTTAGTAGAGTAAGTCAAGAAACTAATGACAATATCATTAGTATTCAAAAACTTGCTGGATTGAAATAAGGAGAAAACAATGTCAGAACTACTAGAAAGTCGCTGGCAGGATACCAAAACTG